TGTTTCTTCAGGCTCTTCGCCGTTACTATATGTCTTTTTCATAATATGACCTCCATTTAAAGATTTGCTGTGAAGTTTTGAAACGTGGCTACAACAATCTTTTTGCCATGCTTTAGGCATTTTCTCTTCACTGCCTCTTCCCTCTGAACCATTTCCAAAGGTTTCTCTTTGTACTCCAGTACCATCTTTCCACATTTTACTGCAGACATTAATAGCTTTCTCTGTGTCTCTGCCTTCTATTTCTTCTTGCTTTTCTTCATAAACATCACTTGCTGATGCTTTAATTACAAAATATTTTTTCAATAAAGGTGTACTTATTCTTTTTAAGCTTGGTTTCTTTTCTGGTAAAGCTTCTTGAGTTTGTTCAACAACATCTTCTGTTTTACCTGTTTTAGGTTGATTTTGTTCTTTAGTTTTTTTCTTTTTCTTTTCTTCATCATCTTCTTCTTTTGGCTTTGAATTAGCTCTATTAGCTTCCATAACTGTATTTCTTTTGTCCTGTTCTAAAGGTAAGTCTTCTCCTTTTTTAAGGCTTTTAGAAATTTGCTGTCCTACATTCATGTTTAACATTGCCTCCCTGTTACTTGGAATTCCGACTATACTTAATTCAAATAATTCTAAGTCATCAATAACGTTAATGTCTTTTCCTAATTCTTTTGAATATTCTGATTTAGTTTCTAAAACTTTTCCTCCAACACTAAAGCCTAAAGGTATATTATCATTTACATAAGCTTTTAGTCTTGCAACGTCTGGATTAGCTTTTTCACTTGCAAGCTTTACTTTTACTTTACAAGATTTTCCAGTTACTGAAGAATCAGTTAAGTGACCTAAAACATTCTTCCAACCGTGTTCATGGTCTCCAAATAAATTAACTCCTAAGTTTCTAATGTCCGCATCCATTTTTCTAAGTGCTTTAGCACTCATTCGTTCTTCATCACGGTCAACTGCGAGAGTAGAGGCAATTCCAGTTAAAATGTATTCTCCAGCATCTGAAGAGCCTTTTTTTAATGGAATGTAAAAATTAAAGTTTTTATTCATTTTACCGTGTCTGCTTGTTTGTATATCTTAACTTGTTTATATTCTTTACTGTCAGTCTGCCTCTTTCCACTCCTTTACAGTTTGCACAAGAGTTCTTAGTAATTTAATAATTGCATCGTTTTGCTTAACCATCATTGCAAGATTTCTAGAGTCTGCCCTTTCAAGTGCTTCTAACGGATTCTTTCGTTCGTTTTGAAAATCAACTCTGTCTCTTGATTCTAAACTCTTTTTTACTTTATTCATTAATCCACCGTTCCATCTATTGTTCCGTCAGCTACAAGTTTGTCTTCTAAGATTTTTCTAACTGCTTGAGCTAAAGTTAATCCAGTAGGCACAGTAGTTGAAGCTAAGCTTGTAAAGTCTGCTCCTGTGTAAGTTTTAGAAACGCTTGAAACGTTAATAAAATTTCCATTATCTATTTTTCCTTTCCAATATACTAAACTAATTGCTTGTGCTAAAACATCTATTTTAATGTCAGTAATTTTTGTTGTAGTTACTATTGTTGTTTCTGAATTTGTTAAAGTTATTGTCATAATATCTCCTCCGTTTAACTCCAAAATCCTATTAATGCAAAAGTAAGTTCTGTTGTGTCTTCTGAAAAAATTTCAATGATGCTGTCTGCATCTGCTTTAACTGTCATTATAACAGCACTAACTCCACCTGCTTCTCCTTCTTGTAAATCTACTAATCTTGATAAGCTTGAACCGTTAGCTCTTACTCCGCCTTGATTTTCAGCATTCATTTCATCATTTTGTATTAAAATCTCACAAATCGCATTAGCTGGAACATTAAAACTTCCACCGCTTAAATCTTTATCTTCAAAAGCACCTGCACCTGAAGCACTAAATGTTACAAACTTTTCAGTATAATCTTTTCCTGCAGTATGAGTTACAAAACTAAGATTTCCACTTCCATCGGTTTCAATTACTTGATTAACAGTTCCATCTGCAGCTGGATATTTTAAACCTGAAAGCTGAATGTTTCCAGCTCCTTTAGGAACAAAAATAATATCAATATCAGTGTCAGTTCCAATAGCGGCAAATCCTGGCTCATTTCCTGCAGCTGCATTTGAAATTTGAATAAAATTAACTGAACTTGCTAGTTTTCTAAAAACTAAATACTCATTACCACTATCATCTTCAATTGCACCAGTGTTGTCAATAGAAATGTTATTTCCATTTGTATCTAAAAGACCTCCTAACTGTGGAGTAGTGTCTTCTAAAAGATTTAACATAAAAGTTTGTGAAACTGCAACAGGAATTATTATGCCATTTAAAGTTCCCATTCCAGTTACATTATCTGAATCGTCAATTAAAATGCTGGAGTCTTGAACGCCTTTTGCTCCGCCGTCTCCTCGAATAATTGCATTATCAGTAAGGTTAGCTGCTGCTGAAACATCTCCACCGCCAGCTTGTGCTTGCATTATAAATCTATTTCCTGCAGTACTGTAAACAATCACGTCATTATCAGTTGTAGTTAACTCTGAAGTTCTAACTGAGATAACTGTAAATTCAGAACTTCCATCAGAAAATACAATTTGAGCATCATCATAATCAGTTATTACTCCGTCTAAATCCACTGCAATTTGTCCTATACCTGCAACTGAAGGACTTGTAGAAGCAGTAATTAAAAAAGCTCCAGCTGCACTAAAATCAATAAGTCCTGCAGCAGTCATTCCTCCAATTCCAGTCATTACATCTGTATCACTGATTGTTATTCCTGAATTTTGAACACCTTTAACTGAGCCATCTCCTCGGATTAATAAATTATCTCCTAAATTAGATGCAGCAGTTACATCTCCTGAAGCAGTATTAGTAATTGTTAAAGTATCTCCACTAACTGCTGTGCTAATTCCTGTTCCTCCTGCTATTGTAATTGTGTCAGTAGTAGTGTTTGCAGTCGTACTTCCTGAATCAGAGCTTACAGTAGCCCATAAATTCTGGTCTGGGTCTCCTAAAGTAATTGTTTCATTTTTCCAAAGACCTGAACCAGTATCAAATTGAATGAATTGATTATCTGCAACGCTTGTAATGGTTACGTCAAGCAAATCATTAAGATTTATAGCTTCAGTATCACTTTTTTCAACACCATCAATGATTTGCCTAATTCCATTTTTAACAGTCATTTAGTATAACTCCTTCCAAGTAAACGAAACTCCACATGAACTGTCTTTAATTCCTGTTCTTCTGCAAACAATACTTAAAACATCAGTAGTGGTTCCAGCAATATCATTAGTTAATAAAAAATCACTCATTAATTCCAAGCCAATAGTTCCTCCAGCAGCTTTATCTTTTGCTCCTGAAATATAACCACTGTCAATAACAGTTCCTCCTGAAATACTGGTTGCTGATTCATCAAATTCAACAGAACTATTAGTAGTATCCACATCACTAAAAGAAGCTCCAGTTAAAGATCCATTTAAAATAAATTCATAATAAACAGGCTCGTCTAAAGAAAATAAATTAAATGATTTAAGAGCAACACCAATCCTGTTAGTTAATGTTTCAAACGTTGTTTTTGGTCTGATTGAAAATAAAGGAAAAGGTGTTGTAGAAACAGTTCTAAGAGTTTCTTGGTTTCCTAATGACATTTGAACTCCAGTAGGATCATAACCTGCTTCACTTGCAACTGAAACGCATGTAAAATCAAAATCTGTTGATGCACTAGCCGTTCCAGTATTTTCTATTTCAACTCTAAAAGGAAGATTTGCTGTTGTAGCCCATGGAGTAGGTTCTGAATTACTAATTACTACTTCATGAAAGTAACTTGTTTCTCCTCCAACTTCAATTCCAAATCTAATTCGTCCTCCTCCAAGCCATTGAAAATCAATAACGTAAACATTGTTTTGTTCAGGAGAATATGTAACTCCACTTGGATTAAGGACAGCTCCTGCAGTCATAACATCTAAATTCCAAGCTGTTTGAAATTCAACTACATCAACTGGTGATCCTGAAGTGCTTGTTCTTCTAACAACACTCATTACTCCGCCAGATTGTTCAAAAAATAATCCATTGTCATCATCAAACATTCCAATTCTTTTTCTAACGTTAGTTTCAAAATCTCCAAATAAAGCTGTGAAAATTATAAATTCACATTTTCCTGCTTGATACCTAAAGTGTGATTTAGTTTGAAAAGTTGCTTTATCTCCAGAAGCAGTTCCTCCTGTACTTAATCTAATGCTTGATTTATCTGCAATAAGAGTAACTGTTCCATTTCCTGAAACTGATTCATTCCAAAATAAAGGTTGTTTATTGTATTGAAATTGAGAATCAAAAACACTTTTTGACTCTGCAATTCTAAGTCTTCCTAAAGCGTCTAAGTCTTTACTGTCTTGTGCTTTTGTTTCTACGTCTCTTCTATTTGCTGTAATTGTCATAAAACCACCACCCGATAACTTGAATTTGCAACGTGTGTAATCCGAATTGAATCTACACTATAATTGTCTATAGAATATGTTTCTCCATTTTTAACTGTATGCTCGTCCCCAAAGGCTGCTCCGTCTCTTGATAAGGCAACTGTGAAGTCTCCTGCACCATCATTAAAAATAAAAAATTGAGTTCCATTTCTTCCTAAAGCAGCGTTAACATCTAATGTAATTGGTGAATCTCCTGCTACAAAAGAAGTATCTTCAAAGATTTGTGGGTCTGCATCGCTAACATCAATTACGTTAACGCTTCCAATTTCATTTGTTCCAGCTCCAATTACAGGTTCTCCTGTAAGACTAGCACTTCCTTGTTTAATTTTAAGAATACAATCCATTGTGCCTGCGCTTGAAAATTGAGTAACATCAACTGTAATGTTTTCTCCTCCGTCAAAAGCTTGATCAAATTTTAAATTAAAACTTTGCTTAGTAGTATTTCTAAGAAAGTTTGAAGAGGAAGTGTCTAAAGTTCCTCCTAATAAAACAGTACCGTTAGCACTTGTAATTGTAATTGTTTTTGATTCTGTTGTACTAAAGTTTAATTCTATTGAATCAAAAATATAATCATTGGTGATATTTGTTACTTTACTAAAAGCTGCTGCATTTAAATCAAAAGCTGTAAACTCCAAAGCATTGGTTACTACTAAACCAGTTTCATCATTTGCAATATTTACATCTAAAGCTTTTTTTGTAGTACCTGCATTTGTAATTGTAACAATTTTGCTAGCGTCTCTATTTGTAATGTTACTGGAAGCCCCCATTTAAACCACCGCAATCCACGTGCAACGGCAGCGTGGGTGGACGGGAATTACTCCTTCACTTGATTTAATTTCAAATCTTATTCCGTCTAAGCTTCTACATTTGTCATCAACTTTTGCATCGTCTGCAGTAATAAATTCTAATTCCTCCACGTCAGATTTTTCATAATCCATTCTCTTAGCTTCGTTAGCAATTCTTGTAGTTTCAGTTCTTGCAATCAACTTAGCTCTTTTTGGATCTTTAACAATTTTATTTACTTCATCAGTAATTGCTCTAAGACCTTTTCCTTCTTTAAAAGCATTTAACATTAACTTATTTAATTTCTTTTTTTGTGCAGCAGTTAAATCATCTAAGTCAGGAAAATTGTAGTCTTTCATGTATCCAATTAATTCAGGCAAGAAAGGTAAGTAATCAAAAGCAATCCATCCTTTTAAAGTATTTAAGTCATCGTAACTTGCTCTTGAAGGAGCTGCTGTATCATGCAATAAGTTTTCCATTAAATTTTCTTTTGGAAGGTCAGGTCTTCCTTGATATAATCCTGCGTCAACTCTTTGATTTTTTAAAGGTCTTCCCTTACCTATAACTATTCTATCAGTCCATTCACGGTTGCATTCATCACATTTATAAAAAGTATTTCTTCCTTTTTCAAATTGTTTTGACTTACAAAAAGGGCATTTAGTAATTTGATTCTTTTCCATTACGGTTGCTTCAATACTCTTTGGAGTCCAAGTGTTTGGTCTTGGTTTTTCAGGACTTCTTTGTCCTTCTCCGCCAGGTGCGTAATCTGGAATCTCTGTTGTTCCTTCAGGTTTAGGGACGTGTGGTTTCCATTCCATTTCTCTTTGACTTGGATTTCTAGTTTCTCCGCCAAATAACTCAGGATTAATATTAGCTCCTAAGTCAGAGCCTCCTCGCATTAATTGTTTTTGTTCAGCGCTAGTTGGTTCTCTAATTTCATAAAGTGTATCACAGAAAGTACATTGAAGTCTTCCATTATTTTTAACTCCGTCTGCTTCTAATTCTGCTAAAGTTTCATGACCACAGTTTTTACACTGCAAGTCATTAGGTGTATAATTGTAAACGTTTTGTTCAGAAGCTTGAATGTACTGATCGTTTCTTGGATACCTGTCGTCTAAGTGTCCAACGCTTTGAATAGTTCTAGCTCTCTCTCCAATGTCTTTAACTCTTTCTTGAGGAGGCACTACGCTAATATGTTGTCTGCTTGGAATTTCAGAGTAATCAGACCGGTTAAGATTTACTTCTCTCATTCCACTGTCATCAGGATTCATTTTTTCTTTAGCTGAAACTTCATTAGCCTGAGTCCTTAAGTCTTTTTTTTTAGGATTGTAAAGCTCTGCTAATACTTGTTCTTTTCCTTCGTTTCCATACATTTCATGTTGAGGAGGTCTAAGAGTTTCATAATTAACAGCTGCATCTTCTTCTTGCATTCTGTCAATTTGTTCTAAGTGATCTTCTCTTGATTCAATTTTTTCTTTAGGATCTGCTTGTTCAATCATATCAGGAGATTGTCCTCCGAAGCCACTGAATCCTCCGTCTGAAAAGCTTTCTTGTTTATTAGGCTGTCCTTCTCCCCATTCAACAGGTGCTCTTCCAAGTTCTTCAGTTCTAATTTCGTTTACAGTCATTAGACCGTTTGTAAGATAAGAAGTATATAAGTCTGCATTTTGTTTATCATTAATTGGATCTTCAACTGTGATTTTAAATTCAACATCAGTAAATCCAAATTCTCCTTTAATTAACTCGTTAGTAATTGCGTACTCAAGCATTGAAATAAGAGGCTTAATTGCTTTTCTCTTTGCTACTTCTGATTGACTTGCAGCAGTTGCTCTGTTAACGTCTTCAGTCATTCCTAATTCATTAGGAGTTAATTGAAATGCTGAAATAACTTGATCGAAGTACCATTTTTGAGTGTCTAAAAATTCTAATTCTCTACTGCTTGCAATCAATGGTTTGAATTCTAAATCTCTGTTAAAGAAAATAAGTCTATGTGGCTGACCAATTGTTTCTTCTTCCCAAATTCTTTGAATTCTTCTCATGTCATCTTCGTTAGCATCTTTACTGCTAATGATTCCATCAGGGATTGCTCCTTCTTCAAAATACTTCTTATTATACTGAACAGAATACTCCAATGGCTTTACAATGTTTATAACTGCTTGAACTGCTGAGAATCCATAAGGAGTCATGCTTCGAGGATTTTGTTGAAAGTAAATTATTTCTGCTCGGTTAAACCACATTGGATGAGCTGGAATTTGAAATGAGTATTGCCAGTAACCGTTAACGAATCCAAACTTATCTACTTCCTTTAAAAAGCTTGCTCCGTCTCTTGAATACAATTCTGTAATTTGTCTTCCTCTTCCTGTTCCATCGCAATACTCACAAGAAGTATTCCAAGAATAAGCTTTAGTTTTTCTACTGTAGACATAAGCTTTTGAAAAATCAATCAATCCAAGTTTTAAAATAACTTCTTCTGAATGCTCTAATGCTTCATCATAATCTCTTTTGTTTAATCTGTATTCTGCTTTTCCGCCTTCTTCTGCTTTAATAATCGTAAATTCTCCTTCATCATCTTTTTCCCATTCAATAGAGTTAACAAACTTATCAATTGACTTAACAGTTCTTGCAGCTTTTCCTAGCATTAACTTTGGGCTAGTGCTTCCTTTACCTTTACATTCAGGACAAACAGAAGGTCTAAGTATTGGAGCTCCGCTTTTAGGTTCAAGCATTTCAAAATCATAAGATTCTCTACTGAATACTTTTACTATTACTCCAGCGTCTATTTCTAAAATGTCTTTTAAAGTGCTTCTAAGAATTTGATTAAAGCTTTCGTTGTTATCATTTGGATCTGCTAAGAAGTCTTTGATTTCGTCAATATGCTTTTCTGCTTGGTCATAGCTTATTTCTTTCTTAGGCACGATGTCCCAAGGAAGGTTAGTTACTTGATTTAAAATAGTTTGAATACAATTGTACACCCAGTGGGTTTGACTAAATCTTCTAAGTTCATTCGTGTCTACTCTACGAGGTTGTCCTCTAATTGGTTGCCAGAACCATTCAGTCAATACTGCTTTACGACCTGATTCTGCAACCCAAGGAATTCCAGTTAAGTTCCAAAAGTTACCATGGATATTTCCTGTGTAAGGATTTGATTCGCCTCTTGCTCTTTTTAAAGCTGAATAATCTTTTCCTGCATTAAAACCATAAGCTCTATTAGGATCAGGTTTCTTATCTACGCTGAGAGGCGTTACAGGAACGTCTTTAGTTACCGCAACGGCTTTCTTTGACACGTCAGGAATGTCTAACGCTTGTGGATAAATGATTGTTGAGTTTTTATCCGATTTATTTTCTTTCATAAGCTTAAGAGCAACTCAAGATGAGAAACAATTTGTAAGGGAACTACTTGTTTGTATACTCAAAGTAGTTTATATTCTTTACTGTTAGAATTAGAAGACATCTGATTGGGGCTGTTAAGTGAGCAAATTGAAAACAGGAGAGTAATAAAATGAATCCAGCCCCATTGTGTCTTTACATTCTTTGTATGGATTAACTTCTTTATATTCTTTACTGATGAAAATAGAACGCCGTGCAAGGATTCGCACCTCAAAGCCTTTTTTTAGTGATGCACCACTAAATAGGACACGACCATAAATTGACAGCAGTCTATACGAAGAAGTTATTACCTTCTTCGTTTAAAAGACTTTTGCACATGCCTCTGCATTCTCCCGTCAAGCAGGCGCAGTCAGTCACGCTGTTCTTCGAAAAACTAATTAAATTAAAGCCTAAGTTAACTTAAAGCATTCGTCGTTCAAAGTCATCAAGAACTTTAAACTTACCTGCAAATCCATAACCCGGAACATAACTAGTTGCTCCTAACACAGCTAAACCAAGTGAGTCACAATTATGAACTAAAATATTATTAGCAAAATATTCATTAGCGTCTTCAATTTTTAAATTATAAACTCTTTTTACGTTTCCACCAGTTTCTTTGTTTACATCTTTTTGAACAGAATTTAGTCCTTGTAATCCTTGTACTTTCATATTCAGTATTACATTCTTGGCAAACATGACCATGTAATTTAGCTTTTTTAAGACTTTGTTCGTAATGAATTTTATGCCATTCTCTTCCTTCTTTTGATTTATGCCAAAGAATTGCTTTTGGTCTTGCATACTTTTCAAGCGTTTCTCTTGATTTTTTAACTCGTTCAGGGGAGCTTGCATGCATTGACTGATGTTTTCCTCTTGGCATAGCATTAAGATTTTCAATAGAATTGTTAAGTGGATTTTCGTCTTTGTGATGAATAATAAAGCCTTTAGGTATTGCTCCGTTATTGTCTTTCCAAATTTGTCTATGAAGTGCTTTAGGTGATTCTTTGTTTTTTGTATGGGCCCAGTAATAAACTCGTAATTGCCTGTGTTTTGATTCAGGATATCTATAATACTTTTTTCCTTTATAGATAATTGTTTCTCGTTCCATATATATAGACTATCAGATACGTTAAGTTTATAAAAAGGTTTAATTCCTTTAGAAGTAATAAAAGGATGGTCTGGCGTACCAGTTAAACCAAATCTACTAATAACTTCTTCTTCTCTGTTTCCAATAGCTAAGACTTTCTTAAATCCTTTTCTCGTTAAAATCTTGTCTCCGATCTTAATACATTCAATAGACACGTTTCCTTTATCTGTCATTACATTAGTTCCAGCTACAAAACAATAATCATCATGATAACCTCTGCCTTCAGGATGCTCACACACCCATCTATTATTCTTAATCTCTTTAGTAAGATCTGTTAGCTGAGTAATGAATTTATCTTTTTCTCTTGATGATCCTTTAGGAAAACTTAAAGGCAATCCAGTTTGATTAATATTCCACTTATACATGAAACGACTTAAGTTTCTCCACATGTCATCTTTACTCTGTTGACTAAAATTCCATCCTTCAACTGTAAACTTAGACTTAGTTTTAAATCGATCCACCATCATATCCTGTGAGCCTGTAGCATCACACATCATTTTTTGAATATTATAATTTTGAAGGAGTTTTGTAATTCTATGAAACTGCGAGTCGTAATCGTCTCCTTGCATTTCAAACCATTTAAGGATTCTAAAGTCTTCGTCTATAATAGTTACTACTGTTGAATCAGAAGCTTTGCCCCAGTCTACTCCGGCATAGCATTTCTTTTCTTTTTCTTCATTAATTATTTCATGAGTTCCTTCTAAGGTAAGCAGCTGATCGTAAGTAATAAACTGTCCTCTTTCAAGCACCCAAAGGTTCAGGTACTGAGTTTTAAATTCATCATTGTCTTCGCCTCCTAATCTTCTTATTTCATTAATAATGTGCTTTTTATAATTTAAGTGAAAAGGATTGCCGTCTAATTCGTAAGCTTCTTGCTTTTCTTTAATAGCTGTCCAGCAATCGTAAATGAATTTATGTTTCTCGTTTCTTTCTAAGTAGTTTTGAAACAAGCATTTTTGATAACCAGCAGTGCCGTTGTAAACCTTTGTTGCGTTAGTGCTTGCTCCCATTGGAGTAGCTACTTTGTTAATACGTTCATCTTCTAAGTCTTGAGCTTCTTCAAATATAATTAAGTCAGCAGTTTTTGATTCAGGACTGCTTGTAGGAGCTAAAGTAAAACAATAATTTGTACAACCGTTTCCAATT